TTATCCAGTATCTTTTTTTCATATTCATGTTCTTCATGACATATCCTCCATTTCTCCGCTTAACGCCCGTCGGCAGCCGTAACTTGTACGTATTCAGTGCCGTAAGACTGCTGAATGTCACCTACGGCAATAAAAAAAGAATCCACCAGAAGACAACCTCTTTCTGATAAATCCTTATATTCTATATCAACGTGCCCACCAGCAATGCGATAAGAGATCTCGTCATTTGTAAGTGCTTTGAGCGAATGTACAAGTCCCTGTGTTAATGCTGATACTGCAGCACAAATGATATCATTTCCGATTTCTGCATATCCTGCATGGCCATCTACCGTCAGACCAGTTCTGGTAATATTTATTGCAATCAATAGCATCACCTCCTGAAAATGCGTATAAAAATACCACCAATCATTTTCTGATCAGTGGTATTACCCTTCTACTATTTCAAAGTATTTTGGTGGATATAGATAATCCTCACCAGAATCGTCGACAATTCGGTACCATCCTTTTTCGACTGACTGAACATCATATACTTTGTTATTTGTCAGAACTAAAAATTCTGTTTTACCAAGATATCTAACTTTCATCCAACCACTCCTTTACTTTGAATTTCACCTTACCTACGTCTTTTGCCTGGAACCAATGAACTTCTGCTTCTAATTCTTCTCCCGTATCAGGATC